ATTTTCAGGTTGGGAGCTGCGTTTTGCATGACATGTCACTGCTTAATTTTTAAGCAAAAAACTTTTGACGTAATCATCCTAACAAATGTCTAATATCGGTGTTTTTGGACAATATTTAACCGGTGAAAAGCTTTGAAACCGACGGTGCGTAAGGTTGTACGATGTTGAATGTGTTGATTTTCTTGTTTTCAAAGCTTTCGTAGGATATGATGTGTTTCAAATTTTAATCTAACGAAAGGTATAATCATGCGTAAACTAATGGATCACGAACTTTTACATCTAGAAAACCCAGATCACGTTAATAAAACGGTGGTGAGTAAGAAAAAGTTACGAACATTAATTCAGAAATTCAATGAGTTCGAAGAATTACTAGATGAACTCAGACCTGGTATTTTAACTCTACTCGGTGAGGGCGCGAATGTAATTCATTTGTCACCGTTGGAAACAGAAGTTTATAATTTTCTTATTTCCGGTAGCGGTGTTGCATCACTTGATATTGTTACTTGTCAGGATATAGCAGATTGTTTTAATGAAAAAATAGACAATAAAGCAGACCATGTGACATCAAATCGAATAGGTCATATGCTTAAAAAGTTCGGGTGTTTTGCTCAGAGACAAGCGTCCAGTACTGTCGGTAGTAGGCGCGTTTGGATTTTACGACATTTTAGACAATACAATGATATGAGTAATGTTGAGATAGCGATGTCATATGAAGAACAACATCGAGTATATCAAGTCAGAAAACTTACGCTCGACAACGGCGAGACTGTTGAGGTCGGCGGCGATAAATACATCGGTGATGAAGCGTTTGAAAATCTTGACACAGACAATCCAAACGAAGTAAACTTTATGTGAACTTACTCGATATAAGTTCCTCTATCTCCATAGTGAGAAAGTCACATCTTTACGGGTGTGGCTTTTTTTTTGCGTGCGTTATACAATCGCATGTATGAAAACATACAATTATTCAGACATTTGCGGCACCCTCGGTGAGAAGAAAGCGTTGTTTGTCGTTGAATACGTGAAAGATAGTAACCCTCGCAGGGCTGCTAGAATTGCTGGTTTTCATCCTGACAAGGGTCACAAGCTACTTGAAGAACCTGAAGTTCTTGAAAACATTATACGTATACGTCAACGATTGATGGATTATAACAAGATTGATTCAGACACTATCATTGCAGAAGCCTGGGATAATCATCACATTGCACGTCAGGAAGGTAATATTAACGCGTCTAACACTGCATTAGGTTTGATCGCTAAGACTGCTAAGGTTGACGCATTTGCCGCTGAGAAGCTTGTATTAGCTTCGAGTCAAGAGTTATCAGCTCAGTTGATGCGAGCGCGTAAGCGACGACAGCAAGAGGTCACCGGTGATTCTGAAGACTCTGATATTCTTGAATCTGGTACTGATGAGGTTAGTTTTCTGTGATTGAATCCGCAATGATCACGGATGATAATCTATTTCAAAATACAGAGCATCAGACTTTTGACGATGTTGATAAAGAACTAGCCGTTGATTGTGCGAACTTTCACTATGACGCTTATGGTTTCGTCATGCACATGTTTGATTGGGGGCACGGAGAACTTGAGGGGTTTACCGGTCCAGATGAATGGCAGAAACAGTTACTTTTAGATATATCTAAAAAAAGTTACGATCATGCATTTGATGGTGTGTCACCTGTGCTACCCATACGTGAAGCGGTTGCTAGTGGCCATGGCATCGGTAAATCAGCAATCACATCATGGATAATTCTATGGATTATGAGTACCAGACCGTTCGCTTTAGGGACTGTAACTAGTAACACATCAGTTCAATTAGAAACTAAAACATGGGCTGAACTAGGTAAATGGCGTAATCGTTGCATGACAGGTCATTGGTTTGAGTACACTTCAGGTCGTGGATCAATGAAGATGTATCACAAATCGTATCCTAAAGAATGGTTTGTATCAGCTCAGACTTGTCGAGAGGAAAACTCAGAATCATTTGCCGGTCAACACGCGGAAAACTCAACATCTTTTTACATATTCGATGAAGCATCTGCTGTACCAGATAAGATTTTTGAAGTTGCTGAAGGTGGTTTAACGGATGGTGAACCGATGATGTTTGCGTTTGGTAACCCTACGCGTAACGACGGACGTTTTGCTGATATCTTTAGCTCACCAAATTGGAACACGAGGCAGATTGACAGTCGAACATGTAAAATGACTAACAAAGCCTTGTTGAATCAATGGGTTGATGAGCATGGTGAAGACTCTGACTTTGTGAAAGTGCGTGTAAAAGGTGAGTTCCCGAGCGCAGGAGAAATGCAATTCATACCTGCTGATCTTGTTGAGTTGGCAATGAAGAGACCTATACCACCTGTATTGTCTGATGATCCTCTGATCATGTCGTTTGATGTGGCACGCGGTGGAGGTGATGATTGTCGCATTGGATTTCGTCGAGGTTTTGACGCTCGAAGCGAGAACAGTTACAAGATAACGTATGAAAATTCACGTGATTCGATGAAAGTGGTCAGCAAAGTAATCATGGTTATTGATCGCCACAAACCAGATGTAATGATCATTGATGAAACCGGTGTGGGTGGGCCTGTGTTAGATCGTCTAAAACAGTTAGGACATAATGCGCACGGTGTACATTTCGGTGGTGTGGCTGATAGAAATGATCGATATATAAATAAAACCGCTGAAATGGGGTATCGTTTAAGACGTTGGTTAATGGATGGTGGATGTTTACCATTTGATAAAGAATTAAAACGTCAATTGATAAGTCGTAATTTTGAACATGATACTAAAGACAGATTAGTTCTTGAAAAAAAAGAAGACATAAAAGAACGACTGGGTTGTTCGCCGGATTGGGGTGATCAAATATACATGCTTTTTGCGTTTGCTAAGTTTACGTTGATAGAACGTGCAAATCGTTTAAATCAATATCCTTTAGGTACTCGATCGAAAGGTGTAAAAAAAGATCGTGACCCGTTTAATTAAGCGTGTTAATATGCTGTCAAGTTATATTTATTTAAAAGGTGAATAATATGTGTGGTGCCGATACTCCTGATCCAGCTCCAGCTTTACCAGAAGCACCGAGGCTTCCTGATGAAAACGCATCTAAATCAGGCGGCGGAGATCGTGACAAACGGCGTCGTGCGCGTTCAAGTTCTACATTGTTAACGAGTTCAGCCGGTGTTACAAGTACCGCAAATACAGCCGGTAAGCAGCTTTTAGGTGCGTAAATGCAATTAACTCACAAACATTTCTTGCAACAACTAGAACGAATGCGTAAAGAGCGCAGTCAATATTTTACGTTATGGCAAGATTTAAGTGATGAACATTTACGACATAGAGGTCGTTTTTTGCTCGGTGAGCAGCAAGATAAAGTTCGGCGTCCGTATCGTCAAATAAACAACACATCCAAGCTTGCTACACGTACTCTTGCGTCAGGTATGATGTCAGGGATTACAAGTCCTGCGCGTCCGTGGTTTAGACTTCAAGCTCCTGATCCAGAGTTAAATGAATACACACCTGTGAAAGAGTGGTTACATGATGTAATGACCACAATGTATCGTGTGTATAGCCAATCAAACACTTACAATTCGTTACATGCTTTATATACAGAATTAGGTACATTTGGTACTGGCGCAATGAGTGTTTTAGATGATTTCGATAATGTTATTCGTTGTAAAACTCACACTATCGGTAGTTACTTTTTAGGTGCTGATGGCACCGGCGACGTAAATGCTTTCTATAAAGAATACACCATGAGAGTCGGTGAGATTGTCCAACGTTTTGGAATTGATAACGTTAGACAATCAACGCGTGACATGTGGAAATCAGGGGATCTAAATGCTGAAATTCGTGTTGTGCATGCGATTGAACCTAATGATGATCGTAATATGATCAGCCCTTTGTCTCGTGACAAAGAATATCGATCTGTTTATATTGAACGTGGCAACAGTTCTAGTAATTTAAACGCAGGTTCTACACGTGCTGATGTGTCAGGATCAAGTAATAAATTCTTAGATCGCATGGGTTTTGATGATTTTCCTGTTTTAACTCCTCGTTGGGAACTTATCGATGAAGATGTTTACGGTAGTGATTGCCCTGGTATGACTGCATTGGGTGATGCTTTGACACTTCAACTACTTGAGAAACGTAAATATCAGGCGATTGAGAATATTGCTGCACCACCTAAGCAAGGCTCAGCTGATATCATTAATAAGATTCAAAATGAGGGTTTAGGTCCTAATGATTTAATAGCTGTTGAAAAAGATCAAACACCATTGTCATCGATATATGGTAATTACAATCCTAATATTGCAGAGCTTCGTCGTGAAGGTGCCGACCTTGAACAACGTATAAGCCGTGCATTTTACGAAGATTTGTTTTTGATGTTAGCTAATTCTGATCGACGTCAGATTACAGCAACCGAAATTGCTGAAAAACAAGAAGAAAAATTGTTGATGTTAGGTCCAGTGCTTGAACGTTTGCATACTGAATTACTTGACCCATTAGTAAACATTACATTCAACAAACTCCAGAAAGCAGGTGTATTACCGCCGCCGCCGCCTGAATTAGAAGATACTGAGCTTTCAGTAGATTATGTGTCTGTGTTGGCACAAGCTCAACGTTTGGTAGCTGTGGGCGGTATTGAGCGTGTTACTGGTTTTGTAGGTAATGCTGCACAATTGTGGCCTGAAGCACGTCATAAGATTGATATTAACCAAGCGATTGATGATTACGCTGAAGCTTACGGTACAAATCCAAAGCTAGTACGCGGTGACGATGAAGTTCAGCAAATCGTTCAGTCTGAACAACAACAAGCGCAAGCACAACAAGCAGCGGCTTCAGCTCAACAAACGTTGTCATTAGCTCAACAAGGGACAGAAATCCCTACAGGTGAGAACGGTGACAGTAATTTAACTAAAGATTTATTAGAGAGTGCAGGGTTAGGATAATGAATTTAGGTAAAGCAATAGAATTATTGAAACAAGGTAAAAAAGTAGCTCGTAGTAACTGGAACGGGAAAGACATGTTTTTGTTTTTGGTAAAAGGTTCTGTTGATATGAAAACAGTTGATGGTTCAATTGTACCTTGGTTATGTAGTCAAACCGATCTTTTAGCTGAAGATTGGATTGAAGTTCATTAAATGAACGATCAACAAAAAATCGAACAATCTAATTATCTAGATGTCATGCGATCAGACGCAGGGCGACGAGTAATTGAAGATATTTTGGAAATTACAGGCATTGATAGTGATACATGGGATGAGAATCCATTGATCCAAAGTCAATTAAATGGTAAAAGACAAGTAGGACTAAGACTGGTGCGAAAACTCAAACAGTATTGTCCTGAACTATACATCACATTAATGAAAGAAAAGGTTGATAAATGAACGATAACGAAACGAACGATAACGAAACGAAAGATGACGTAGTAAACCCTGAAGGTGAAAACCAAAAGGGGAATGAATTACCCGGTGGTGAAACAGACGCAACACCGGTTAATGAGACACCTGATGCTGAGCCTGACGGTGACAAGCCTGACGGTGGTAATACTGACGATAAAGAAGGCGGTGAAGCACCTGAAAATTACGAAGATTTTACTGTTCCTGAAGGGGTTAAGCTTGATGAAACTACAACAGCTGCGGCTTCTGAAGTTTTTAAAGAGTTGAATCTTAATCAAGAACAGGCGCAGAAATTAACTGATTTAGTTTCTCAAAAAGTTCTACGTGATGCTAAGGCGCAAAAAGACAATTTTGAAAATACTAAGGCTGATTGGGAAAAGCAATCACGTGATGATAAAGAGATCGGCGGCGATAAGCTTGAGCAAAGCGTTGCTGATGCTAAATTAGCATTGCAAAAGTTTGGAACTCCTGAATTAGTTGAAGTATTAGAAACATTTGGTCTGGGTAATCATCCTGAAGTCATCCGAAGTTTTGCACGCATGGGTGCTTTAATGAAAGAAGATAACCCCGGTGGAAAGTCAACACCGGCTTCTGAACCTAAAGATCGTGCTGAAATTTTATATTCGTCTGATGATAAATAACTCAGGTAATAAATTATGGCTACATTAGGTAATACTTTTGTTGATCTAATCGACATTTATAAAGAGCAAGATGGCTGCGGTAAAACCATTGCTGTCATTGAAATGCTCGCTGAAATGAATCCTATTCTTGATGACGCGATGGCTGTCCAATGTAATAAGGGTACAACTCATTTACACACCGTTCGTACAGGTTTACCAGGCGTTTCATGGGGTAAATTGTATAAAGGTATTTCTCAAAGCAAGTCTACTAAGGCTCAAGTTGAAGATACAACTGGCTTTGTTGAAGGTTTGAGTACTATTGACGAACGTTTGTTAGCTTTGTCTAGCAATGAAGGTCAGACTCGTTTATCAGAAGCAATGTCTTATATTGAAGCAATGAATCAAGAAGTTGCTGAAAAGATTTTTTATGGTAACAGCGCTACTGATCCTGAAGAATTCATGGGTCTTGCACCGCGATTCAATGACAAATCTGCACCTAACGGTAATCAAATCATTGATGCCGGTGGTATTGGCGCAGATAACACCTCAATTTGGTTCGTAACTTGGGGTGAAAATCAAACTTGTTTGTTGTATCCAAAAGGTACACAGGCCGGTGTATCTCGTGAAGACATGGGTTCACAACGTATCGCTACCGCTGACGGTGCTTATTACGCTAAGGAAGAGAAATTTTGCTGGCATGTAGGTTTAGCTGTTAAAGATTGGCGTTATGTAAGTCGAGTCGCTAACATTGATGTTTCTGATATGCAAGCCGGTAATGTTGATCTGTATAACTTCATGCGTAAAGCATATTATCAAGGTCAAAATCGTCGAGTTGCAGGTGGTAAACAAGCTATTTACTGTAATCGTGATGTACTTGAAGCACTTGATGCTTTGGCTACTAACGCCGGTGCTAGTGACAACTTTGTACGATTAGGTCGTAAAGAGGTTGAAGGTGAAGAAGTGTTGACTTATCGCGGCATTCCAATTCGTGAGAGTGACGCATTGTTAAATACAGAAGCACAAGTAACATAATTTAGTAGAGCTAAGTTTAGTTATTTCAATTTTACAGTGACCGTTATATATCAAAATAATTAACGGTCATCTTTCTTAAAGGTGATTTATGATTTTATCAAGTCAATTAATGTTTTCTGACAACCAAGCAATTACAGGAAACACAAAGTCAACTAATGTTGTTGATTTAGGTCAAGCAGGTACACCGTATGATGCTGTTGCTCCTTTGAATCAGGATGTCGG